TCAATCAATTAGTATATTATGCTGCAGCAGGATCTGCGATTAGTGGATTAGCAACACTTGCAAATGGCACTTTGATTACATCTGCTGGTGGCGCACCATCTATTAGCCAAACATTACCCGCTGCTGTCCAAAGTAATATTACTGCCCTTGGTACAATTGCTACTGGCACTTGGAATGCATCAATTATCACAGGCACCTTTGGTGGAACTGGAGTTAATAATGGCGCATCAACCATCACAGTGGGTGGTAATTTTGCCATGTCAGGTGCCTTTACATTTACTGGTACATTGACCGGCAATACATCCGTTACTTTTCCAACAAGTGGCACATTGGCAACTACTACTGGAACTGTAACAAATGCGACAAATGCTGCAAATATTGCGGTAACTGATGATTCAGCAACGAATGCAACAATGTATCCTCTTTGGGTAACAGCTACGAGTGGTAATTTGCCAGCTAAGTTATCCAGTACAAAGATGACGTTTAATCCGTCGACAGGAACATTAGCGCCTGTCTCTATTGTCCCTAGCGCGCAAGCTGCTGCGCTTAATATGAATTCGCATCTTATTAACAATGTGACTGATCCAGTATCAGCTCAAGATGCAGCTACAAAAAATTATGTTGATACTTCAGCTGGTGGTTTTAATCCAGTACCAGGTGTTATTGCAGGAACTACTGCGAATCTAAATGCAACATATTTAAATGGTATCTCAGGTGTTGGAGCTACACTTACAAATGCAGGCGCATTAGCTGCTTTTTCTGTCGATGGTATTACACCTGCTATTAATTCAAGAATATTAGTTAAAGATCAAAGTTCATCATTACAAAATGGACTTTATAAATTAACGACAGTTGGTTCTGGTGCTATTGCTTGGGTTTTAACTAGAACTACGGATTATGATAGTCCATCTGAAATACAGCCTGGTGATATTATCTTTATTGAAACGGGAACAGTTAATGCTGGTTCAACTTATTATCAAACAGCTACTGTTACAGCTGTAGGTGTTGATGCCATTTCATTTAGCCCATTCTTCACCCCTGCTACTTATTTACAGAAAGCAAATAACTTATCTGATGTCGCTAACGCTAATACATCATTCAATAATATTTCACCATTAACTACTAAGGGTGATTTAATTGGATTTTCTACCGTAAATACAAGATTAGCAGTAGCAAGTGGTGATGGAAAATTTCTACAAGTTTCATCAGCTGCTGCAACTGGACTTGCATGGTCAGCTTCGACTATTACATTAGGTGGTAATTTTACTACTTCTGGTGCATTTGCTTCTACTTTTACGATGACCAACACGACTAATGTGACCTTTCCAACATCTGGAACCCTCGCGACAACTTCTCAAATTCCAACAGGTGCTGCTCTTACTAAGACAGATGATACCAATGTCACTTTAACATTAGGTGGTTCTCCGACTACTGCATTAGTTAATGCCGCATCATTAACATTAGGTTGGACAGGGACATTATCAGGCACACGTGGAGGTACGGGTGTTAACAATGGTTCATCAACTATTACTCTTGGTGGAAGTTTTACGACTTCAGGTGCCTTTACTACAACTTTAACAGTAACAGGTAATACCAACGTTACTTTGCCAACATCTGGAACTTTATTAACCTCAGCAAGTATCAATGCTTATGAAGCTGAAGGACGATTGACTCTTACTAGTGGTACAGCCGTTACTACAGCAGATGTTACAGCTGCAACGACACTTTACTATGCTCTCTATAAAGGCGATCACATTGCTCTATACGATGGATCGACTGCATGGACAACACTTACATTCACAGAATTATCAATTGCCGTTCCTTCAACCACTAGTACTATGTATGACGTGTTCATTTATAATAATGCTGGAACGGCGACGCTTGAATTAACTGCTTGGACAAACGATACAACTCGTGCAACTGCTTTGGTTTCGCAAAATGGGGTTTATGTTAAGAGTGGTGCAACTACTCGTCGTTACATGGGATCATTTAGAACGACTACAGTTAGTGGTCAAACAGAAGATTCATTTGCTAAAAGATATGTCTGGAATTATTACAACCGTGTTGCTAGACCTATGTCTAGAGTTGACACAACTAATACATGGAACTATTCATCAACTACTTTCCAACAAGCCAATGCTAATGCTGCTAATCAGTTAGATATGGTCATTGGCGTTGCAGAGGATGAAGTGCATGCCCAAGCATTAGGTGATTATGGTAGTAGTGGAGCTACTTTCAGATTAGGGGCAATTGGAATAGGTGTAGATTCAACAACCGTTAATTCTGGGCAAATTTATATAAGCTCTCCCGCTAATAGTGGTACAGCAGGTCTTTGTCATGTCATGTATGAGGGTATAGTTGCTGCTGGTAGGCATACACTTGTGTGGCTTGAGAAAGGCGCTGGAGCTGATACTCAAATATGGCAAGGTGACAGCGGTAGCACATTTATTCAAACAGGTATTAGTGGATTTTTGAGGGGATAATATATGAGATTGGAAGCTGTAATACAGGAAAAAATTCAGGCTGTTTGTCCAATATATGGTATATCTTTTGGTAGATTAGATGATAAATCAACATGGAGAATAAATTATGAAGAAAGAGCCACTAAAGAAGAAAAAGCCAAAGCCGAAGAAGTATTAAATAATTTTGAATGGAATGATGCGATAGAAAAGCGTGAAGCACGAAAGCAAAAAATAGAAGAGCATAAAAATAATCTACCGATGAAAGCTATATATGTTATATGGAAAAAAGAACATCCAGATAAAAATTTCGAAGATTTTATGGATTATGCAGAGGCAATAGAGATTTAAAATTTTAAAATACAAAAAGGATTTTGTATGGCTGGTATAAAAATTTCTGCTTTAACAGCAGTCGGATCATCTCAACTAACTGATCTCATTCCTGCTGTACAATCTGGTGTGACAGTTAAAGAAACTTTATCACAAGTTCTTACCTTGTTTAATAGTAATGCTCAACTTGGAAGTTCCGCGCAAGTTACAGGTCTTGATGGACAACTTGCACTCTTCGTACCGTTGGCTGGTGGAATCATGTCAGGTCCATTGCTATTAAATACAAATTCACCAACCACTGCTTTGCAGGCAGCTTCTAAAGGCTATGTTGATACAGTCGCCTCTGGTTTCACAGTCATTTTGGCAGCTCAAGCTGCAACTACTGCGAATCTAAATGCGACTCCAGCAGGTGCCGGTGTAGGTGCAACGTTAACCAATGCGGGTGCGATGGCAGCATTTGCAGTGGATGGCTATTCTGCTTCATTGAACGACCGTATTTTAGTTAAAAACCAAACTTTAACTCAGCATAATGGGATTTATACAGTCACAACCGTTGGATCAGGTGCTGTGAATTGGGTGTTAACTCGTGCAACAGACTATGATCAGCCAGCTGAAATTCAGCCAGGCACTTTAATTGCAGTCAACAATGGTACGGTAAATGCAAATACATCATGGCTTGAAACTGCCACAGTAGTAACCGTAGACACAGATCCTATCTTGTTTAGCCAATTTACATTCGCGCCAAGTTCTTTCTTTTTGATAGCAAATAATCTATCAGAAGGCACGCCGGCTACTATGCGCACTAATCTAGGTCTTGGTACGGTTGCAACTAAAGCCGCATCAGATGCAGCAAAGACTAATGCAGTCATGTTGGACGCAGCCCCAACTATTGGTCATCTAGCAGTCTTCACGGATGTAAATGGCACTATTGGTGATGGTGGTCTCCCATCTAATATTACTTTGAATGACATAGCAGATGGTCGGTTAACATTAACAAGTAATGTGCCAGTGACAACCTCTGATGTTCTAGCTGCATCTACGGTGTTTTATACCCCTTATATTGGAAGTCAGATTGCGTTATATGATGGTGTTAGTGCATGGGATACACTTAATTTTACGCAACTATCAATAGCAGTTCCTGGTACTACATCTACAATATATGATTTTTTTGTCTATAATAATTTGGGAACTGCAACACCAGAATTGCAAGCATGGACGAATGACACGACTCGAAATATCGGTTTGATCAGACAAGATGGCGTGTTAGTTAAGTCAGGTGATGCAACAAGACGATATGTTGGTTCATTCAGAACGACAACAACATTAGGCCAAACTGAAGATTCAGTTGCTAGACGTTTTCTTTGGAATTATTATAATCGCGTATTAAGACTTATGTCGCGCATAGATACAACCAACACTTGGAATTATTCAACAGCATCATTTAGACAAGCTAATGGTAGCACAGCTAATCAATTAGATATGGTAATAGGCGTATCAGAAGATACTGTATATTCTCAGGTTGTAGGTGAAGTAAGTAATAGTACTGGAACTGGAAGAATAGCATCTAATGGTATTGGATTAGATTCAACAACAGTTAATTCAGCTATAACTAATACATCTGGTGTTTGTACAAGTGGGATATCAGGACTTAATACTTCGACTTATTATGGTACTATCGCTGCTGGAAGACATACACTTGTATGGTTAGAAAAGGGAGCCGGGGTTGATACTCAAATATGGTCTGGTGATTTAGGAGGAGCATATATTCAAACCGGCATTACTGGATTTTTGAGAGGATAATATATGGAATTAGAGCATAAATTAGCACAAATGGAATCAGAAAAATTACAATACATTAATTTAATTGATAATATTAATGCTGAAAAGTTAGCATTAGATCAAATGTTAGTGGATAACATTAAAAATACTCTTACAGTAAAAAAAGATATTATTTTTCTTAATCAAAAAATAATTAAAATACAAAATGAGTTAGATAATGCTAATAAAGAAAATATTGATCTTAAAGAAAAATTAACTAGATTAGATATAACAAATCCATTTTTAAATGAAGAAAAGAATTAATCTATCTAATGAAAAATTTCTTAGGCTTTAATTTTTTAGCCTGTTGACCAAAATCTTTGGCTATCTGCTTAGTAAGCTCGATAGCCGTTTTTTCTGGATTACAATTCACTTTAATTTCTTTCACACCGTTTGGTTTAAGAGCTTTGCTTTTCCCCAGTATGAGTGGCATTATATTTTTCCTTAAGTTGATTCATATATTGAGTATGTAGATCATTGCATTCTTGTAAAAAAACATCCCTATCTTTTTCTGTAACTCCTATGCAATATATTTTACTTATTATTGCATTATAAAATGCATGAACAGAATTTACTAGAATATGAACTTCTTGTGATGAATTCATATTCTTATTTCTATGTACTTTAGCAAAAGTATTTACAACATCAATTAAATCTTCAACTAAATTACATATTAATTTATTATATTTATCTTTAGCTTTATTATTAATTGTTTTAACTTTCATAATTCTATTCCAGTTTCTTCTTTTGGAGTATTAAACCATATTTCTTTTGTTTCATAATGGTATACCCTATGCCAAAGTGATTGAAGGCTGCATGATGCAAATTCCCATGAAAGAATAACATCTTTATCTTCTGGCATATTATCCTTAAATTCATCCATTAATTTATTTATTTCATTAGCTATCTCTAAGCATTTCTGATTTGTCATTTCATTTCCTTGATAATTTTTTTAAACATATATTCATTTCAGCAAAAACCTTACATATTAATTTATCACCACAATACTTAAGAGTACGTTTAACATCATTATCATTATCAAAACCTTCTAAAAGTCCTATATTATGAGTTATTTCATTAATAAATTCATGATGTCTCATATCATTACAAATATCACATTTAATTAATGGGTGCTTATTCATTATTCACCAAACATTTCTTCAATAATTTTTTCAAATTGTTCTTTACGTCTTTTGATTAATTCAAGATCGTCTAATGCATCAATTAACTTATCAAAATTAATAGGATATTCAGATGCGAATTCTTGAATTTTTTGTTCTTTCTCTGCAATTTCACTATCAATCTTGCAAATTTCCAATTCACCTTTCTTACGCATCTCTCTAGCGCGTAAAGGTGCCATTGCTTCTTTTATTTTATCTTTACATAAAATTAATACATCTTTGTATTTTAATAAACTCATGTTATTTCCTTAATAGTAAAAGTTTCTTATTTGATTTTGGTTCAGAACTGATTGGCATTGAATGATTTTGATTATTATAAAAACCTCTCAATGCATTATAATAGAGCCTCATATCTTGTTGTGCAGATGACTGACCTGTGTTATGTATGCAACAACTTGAACGACATATATAACAATATCCTAATAATTGTTGTCCGAATGCTCCAAGCATATACATATCCTTTTATATAATTCATAAATATTATTTATTTATCTTCTTCATAGTCCAATAAAAATAATGCCAATCCCATTAAATAACGATCACTCACAGGTTCTTTATTCAATAATCTATTGAGAGTCCCTAAACAAATCTCAGCTGTTCTATTTCCAGAAAGTGCACAACTTGCAAGTGCTTCTTTTAATATAAAAACACCATGAATAAGTAAATATCCATCTATTAAACGTTTAGCTTCATGAGCCATTGGATGAACTTCACCACGTTCAAGAGTATCATTTGAAATATTTGTTAAATCCGTATCACAATTCATTCATCACCTTTATTCAGATTATTAATTTTACTTTGTAAATAATTTGCAATATCTTTAGAAAAATAATGAACTGTAAATACTTCATCTTCACTTTCTGTCAATATTACAGATTGTGCCATTTGTAATCCGAACACCATACCTGCTTTAAATGATGTATCATCAAGCTTACAATCATCATCTTCATAAGTTTTATTGCTCATTATCCAACTTCCTCATATTTCTCATTGATATATTTCTTTAAGCAGTTAATACCGCAAAAATATAATGTTTCATCAATATCTGGTGTAATATGCATGGCTGTCATTGCAGTTAGCGTCGGATATACTGGTTTATTTTCAGCTTTTAAAGTCAATCTATAATCCATGAAATTAGTTGTATAAGTAATATCTTTTTCACACTCATCACATGTTACTTTTTCGGTTTTACTCATTCATCACCTTTATTTTTTTACCAATATAACAACCAATCATAAATATTAATCCCACAATTAAACCCATAATTAAAATTATTAATGAAAGTGGTAATACATTAGTTGATATTATTGCTGGTAATATTATTCCTGATAGGAAAGTGACAAATAACAATACCATTATAAAAATCATCATTTTTTTAATCATGATTATTTGTCTACATTAATGAATGGCACCGCACTAGAACCTGTTAATCTTGGCAATTCTCCATTCCATTTAAGAATAGCTTGGTACTGAACAAATTCTTTCGTCAATGATTCTGCTAATATCTTATTTGCCTTAGCTTGAGACTGAGCATTGATAAGTATTTGCTGACCTCGTGCTTCGGCTTCAACTATAGTTTTTTGCGCCTCGGCTCTGGATGTAGCAACTTCATTCTCAACCTTCATCGCATTTTGTGATGCTTGGATTTTAGAATTGATAGAATTAATTACCGTCTGTGGTAATTCAAATGAACCAACTAAATATATTTTGTCAACTTCAATGCCAGTATTAAAAGCTTCTCGTTTAACAATCTCATTTACTTTTTTGATAAACGTTTCTTTTTGAGCACCATAGATTTGTTCAACAGTCATAGTGCTTGCTACTTCATTCATTGCATCACGAACCATATTGTGCAGAAATGTATTTGTTATTTCTTCTATACCCAAACGGTATTTAGTAAATACCTTAACAACATTATCAGGCTGTATGCTATAAGTAATCCCAGCATCGGTTCGAATAGATAGGCCTTCACTAGTTTGCATTGTGATGGCTTGTTCGTTTTTCCAGCTATAATTTTGTAAAAAAGTAGGAAAAAGATATAGTTCACTATTCCAACCAAGATAATAACGACCAACACCAACTGATTGTTCTGCAACACCCTTATCACTCCCATACAGATTTACAATAACGCCACGATAACCAGCAGGTACTTGACTGCAACTGACTAATCCTATACTTGCAGAAAGAGCTGTAAGTGAAAGTATAACTTTTGTTAATCTCATTTCGTTCCCTTATTATTTGGTGCAGTTGGTAATTCCATCCAGTATTTAATATCTGTATCAAAATTTCCATTGCGCATTGATGAAACTCCTACCCAATTACAGAGATGATTTTCTACTACTAAATATCTACCATCTTTTTCTGGTAACTTATCTTTAGCATTTATCCATTGAATTTTGCTAACTTCCATGTTCATTAATTATCCCTGATCAATCAAATTAGCAAGCTTGATCATGTTTCCCATAATTCTTTCATCATTATTTTTATTAACACATTCTAATTTATAATCATATACAAAATCTTTATTATCTACATTCCAACTAAGGACATATAAATAACCTGCGTTAACATTCCCACTAATTGAATTAAATGATGGTTTACCATTAACAAGATTTCTTACATAGTTAGATTCAGCTTGTATATAAATAAACTTTTCAAATGAATATGAACATATACCTAATAATTCATCTTTAAAAAATGATCTAATACCTGTCCAACCATCTTTGTAACTTCCAATAGGTGCATATCCCAATATTTTATTAGTTAATTCTTTAGGTTCTTTATAAGGAATAGATAGTTGAATATCTGAAAGATTAGCTTTTATGTGAGTATCTAAAACTTTACTGTCATATGCATATTTTGATTTATTATAATTATTTAATTCTTGTTTATAGTTTTTACCAAGATTAAAAAAGAATCTAATATACTCATCTTCTTCTGTTGTTTCATTAACCATCAATTCAACTGTAGGTTTTTCTGATTTAATAATTTCAAATCCTTTTGAGTCATCATTAAAATAAGTTGTTTTTACTGATGCATTAGCCATCATAGGTAATGTTATTATTGTAAATAATATTTTTTTCATTAATTTTATTCCTAATTATTAAAAATTATCCCACCAACCATCATAGATACTACAATCTTTAACAGTCTCACTAGCAGCTATATAAGATTTACCAATTTTATCTTTCATCCAATGTTTTCCAGTAACAAACCAACCATTCTCACCAACTCCTTCTCCCCAACAAACAGCGGCAGATCTTCTCGTATCACTAAAAGAAGCAACAGCCATATGGTGTGGATCTTTAGGTGGATTAGATCTGCTATATACATGATAACTCACTGTTTCTAATTCATGAGATTTAAGGGAGTCCCAACTTATAGATTCATTGTTTCCACAATTTGCCCTTGAATGATGAGTCAGACCATATAATCCAGCTATTGCTGATCCGCTTAATGTTATTCCAACTAAAAATACAACCACTACTTTCATTACTCCTCCTATTATTTTTATTTAATTGGTGACAGTAGGCCGGAATTGCACCGGCTCCAGTTTTGCTGAACATGCTTGGGATATACCCATCACGGAATCCACTGGGGAGAAGGCTCAGCTAAGTTGCTTCCGCGTGTCACTGTCCACGCCGCTACTGTCATTATTCCTACATATCTTGAAAAGCTAATACTAATAAAATAAAAGCCACTACACTCATAAAAAGCACTAATGAGAGAAATATGGTTTCAATCATTTTATTATCTTCGCAAGTTGTGCGACTGCAATTAGGCCATGAATAATACGAGCTACAGCATCACTTTGCTGACAATCTTGAACTTCAGTAAAATGTGAAAGCGCATCATCCAAAAGTTGAATACCTTTGTCAATCAATTCAATGTTACTTGGTTTATCAGTCATATCTATTCCCCTTACTTCATTATTTCCCAGTCAATAGAGCACATGTCATCAAATGTTGGCATAAATTCATATTCAATGGGTTTGCACATAGCAAGTTGTCCATTATCAATAAATACATAACCACCATTTAAAGATTCACGTGAAATCATTTTCTTCTTCTTAAGCTCTTGCAAAGATTCCACAAAAGTAAACTTGATATCTTCATTGTCAATCACATACCAATCTTTTGATAAAAGAATATCTGCATCTGAATGTAACCCAAATGATTCTCCTTTATAGGTTACAACTTCATTAGCTATTATCTTCATATGCATTAATGGTTCCCACTTCTTACGTCTAATTTTCTTACCAGCTTTTAACTGAACAAACGCATCATCGAAATTCATATTTAATCCTCTTAAAATGGTATTGGGTCATTAATAAAATCATCAGCAGGTGTTGGTACAATCTTTGTATTCAACACATAATCATCGATGACATTTCTGTCTGGGTAACGTGAACCTTCTGGCTTGCCATTTAGTTTATCAAAAGGTATTTCATTTCCTGTTTGAGTACTTACCTTCACCTTCACATATTGTTGACTTGCCATGATTGGTTCAAACTTTTCTTCTTCATATATTTTTGTCTGACCAGAAGAGTCACAGAAGTGTTTAATCTTCCAGAGCATCTTTGGAGTAAAGACCAAGAAGTCTCTCACTTCATGACTGTTACCTTCTTTGTCAAACACAGACAAAGTCATGTCAGCCATTACATTACCAGTTGAAGATAGTTTATGAGTTACAGATTTCACTACTGCTTCATATTCACCATCTTGTAATAGATCGAATCTTGCTTTCATAACTTCATCTTCATTTAATGCTTTATATAAACTCACGCTGCTTCTCCTTGGATAGTTGATTTAAGATATTGTATGCATTTCTCAATCGCTTCTTTTGGCATCTCAGACCATTCTTCTGCTGATGCTTTAGATTTCCATTTCGAGTAAACCTCTTCAGGTGTTTTGAGTAACTCTATTAATCTTGTTAATTCTTTCACTTGTTCAACAGTTGCAAGTTCCTGTGGTTTTGCATCACGTTCTAATACTTCTCTACCAAATCTATTTGCTATCTCATCATAGCTAAATGGAAATGTTTCTGTGTCTGGAAATGCTTCAATACGTGATTTCTTAACAATACCTATTCGCTTATCACCACGTTTCTGTATTTCAAACACGAGATCAAATAAGTAATCTAACTTTTTATAACAATCAAATGTCTGACCAAGAACGGCAAGGTTTTGTCCGTACTCATTCTTACTGTGCGAAGTAATAATGACATTCATATCTATGCGAAATAAAAGGTTTAATAGTTGCTTCATTCTTTTATTCGCTTCTCCATAATGACGACCAAACTCAGTACCAACTTTCTTTTCTGCTTTCTCAAGCAAGTCATTATATAGATTGGTAAGTGAATCAATAACAAGTGTTTTGTAATCATGTTTGATTGTTAGTAACTCTTTCAACTCTGCTACCATCTCATCGAAATCCACAGTCATTAATACTGCACCACCTACCTTTTCTATCTGTCTGACATACTGAGGTTTATTAGTTGATCCCTCAGTGTCAATGATATAAGGTCTTGGAAACTGTATTGCTGCCATTGTTTTACCTACACCAGCACTACCATAGAATAGTGCTTTTAATCTTTGTTCAATTGTTGCTGGTTTCTTTGCTCTTAATGCCATGATATATACTCCTACTTAGTAACAGTCTCTCAAACAGTCTGAATGACAATAGTTATTTCCTGCATTGGTACGAAAACTTTCTGGAAGTTCTTCATCATGAGGTAGTCCGTGTTCCTCTTTGATGTCACAAAACCATTCATCACACCCAACGCATAATTTTTTGCAATCATTCTCACAGTTATCAGTTCTCATATGTAACTCTCATCATAATAATTTCGCGCTTCTTCCATTACATCGCGATAAGCTTCATCACCTTCTGAATCTAGTAGTCGTTGCATAGTTTTTACATATTCTTTGAAGTATGCGTCTAACTTTATTGGACAACTTAAAGCTTCTTCATATTCAAAGTTTTCGGCTACATAAGATAAGAGTATTTTCTTATCAGGAAGATCAAGGTCATTAAAATGCACATAGTAAGAACCATCATAGACTTCACCATATTCACGTAATAGTTCGTGAACAAAGATCTTTCCAGCATATCCAAATCCCTGTAGATCGAAGGTTTCCATCCTGGAGCCTTGTTTATTAGCAATAGATTGTTGTATAGTGTTACGCATCATTTGTGCCTCCTTAAGCTTGGATGATAGTGAGGAGAGGGTTGCCGCCTTCTCTTGACACCTATTAAATCTCTAATGTTTAATCAAATACGTCATAAATCCCTGTAAAGTTACGAGTACACCCAATGTTGTTACCATTGACTTCACCATAAATCCTTTCAATTCTAACTCTAAACTTCTGATATCACCTTTTAATGCTAGTTCTACAATCTTG